AAAATATAGGCAATTATGGGTTATTGAAAGAAAATAATTGACAAGTTAAAATCAATATGTTAAAATAAATTGTCATTTTGTATTTTATAGAGTCCGCATATCAGTCGAAGGTGTGCGGACATTTTTTTATATTGACAAAAAAAGAGTTAAGTAATATAATAAATTGAGGTGATATAATGGGTAAACTTGTAGAGATGAAAACAGTTGCGGGGTATGTGCCGGAAGTAATAAGCGATAGCGACCTTAGTATTAAACGAAAAAACAGCCTTAAAGAAGGCGTTGATTTTATTTATGAGAACTTCCTTAAGAATGTTAAGATTATGCAAAGTATTTGCGAGGACTTTAAGTCAAAAGACCAAATGAAGGCTTTAGCTTTAATGTTAAGTAAGCCTTTTGACGAGATGGTTAAGCTTAATCTTATAAAAGAAAACAAAAGTATTGATACCAGCTCAATGACCGACGAAGAATTAGGCGAAGAGTATATGAAAATTTTAAACGATATAGGATTTAAAAAAGTTGGATAAATGGAGTAATGCCCAAAAGATAAAGATTATAGAATTAGCCGAGAAGAATAAAAAGTTTGCGTCGTTAGAATATGAGAAATGCCGGCGTGACTTTTATTATTGGCTTATAAATTGGGTATATACGCTTGACCCGCACGCTCATTTACAGGGAAAGAATCCGATACGACAATTTCCCGATAAAGATTATTTTAGAGAGTTTTCAAAAGTTTTAATGACGCATGATAAAATATTAGTTCCGAAGAGCCGTCAAATTATGATAAGCTGGATTATGTGCGCTTATACTTTATGGCATTCTCAATTTAATGTTGGCAGGTTTGCTATGGTTCAGAGTAAGAAAGAGAGCGACGCTAACCGGTTGCTTGATAGAATCTTTGTGATGTGGCAGAACCAACCCGCTTTTTTGAAAGAGCCGAATATCGCCAAGCAGATTGAAAACGAAATAAGTTTTAAACAGAAGATGAGTTATATAATCGCGTTAGCACAAGGAAGCGACCAAGCCCGTATGAATACAGCAAGTTTGATATTCATTGACGAAGGAGCGTTCATCCCTGCTTTGAGAGATGTCTTAACGGCGGCTAAACCGACCACCGACGGCGGCGCTCAAATAGTAATTGTTTCAACGGCGAATCCCGGTTATTTTTGTAGTTTAGTGCATGATGAGAAAGTGAGCGAATAATGAAAGGTATTGACCAATGGCAAAATGAGAACGGTTGGTATGTTTTTCAAATACATTATTCAGCCGACCCCGCAAAAGACCCTAACACAGAAGAGGGTAAAGAATGGTATGCGCGCGCTCGGAAAGGTATGGAAGAACCTGATTGGCGTAAAGAATACGAGATAGATTGGTTTGCGTTAAAAGGCAAGTTGGTTTATCCAGAGTTTGACCGGAACATTCATGTTGTTAAACCGTTCGATATTCCTAAAGAATGGAATAGATATATGGCGATTGACCCCGGCATGAGGGTTCATACTGCTTGTTTATGGTGTGCGGTAAGTCCTGACAATGATGTTTATTTTTACAGAGAACATTATGTAAAAGAGAAAGTAGTTTCGTGGCATGCGGATATGATTAAGAAGTATGAGAAAGAAGATGGCGTAAATTCTGAAAAGATAATCAGATTGATTGACCATTCCTCACATATAAGAAATATGGTTAACAACGGAAGCATTTATTCTGATTACAGAGATAATGGTATTTATGCGATTAATGCAAATAAAGATATTGAAGCGGGAATAAACAAAGTAAAAGAAGGATTAAAGGTTGACGAAAAAATAGGGAAGCCGAGATTTTTCTTTTTTGAAAACCTTGTTTTTACAATAAATGAGTTAGTTAATTATCGCTGGAAAGAATTAAGTGATGTGGTTGCGCTAACCAAAAACCCTGAAGATAAACCGATAGGGAAAGACGACCATTTGCTTGATTGTTTAAGGTATATAGCAATGGCAGACCCGCATCATTACAACAATCTTGACAATAAAAAAGATGAGTGTTATTATGAAGATGATGATGACGACTGTTCTCCTAAAGAATATTACTCTTTAGGCAAATATATGACGGGGTGAAAATGAATAAAGAAGAACAATTAATTAAAAAAGGGATAATGTCTTTAGAAGATAAAGATTTAGTTAATTATGTTGTTGACAACTTTACTGCGGCAAGAGATGCTCGTAAAGAATACGAAGATATATGGCAACAAGCTCAAGACATATACAATTGTAAACCTGAAAAAGTAAAAGAAAAAGGCAAAAGCAATTTGTTTATACCGGAAACAACAAGCGCTATTGAAACAATGGTTGCTCGTTTAGCCGCTCCGTTTTATAACTTAACCGATAATCCCATTTCCACCGTCCCGTTAAAATCAGAGCCAAAAGAACTTATCGAAAAGATAGATATTACACTAACCCAAGACTTACATGATATGAGATTCCCTGAAGTTAACGAAATAGACGCAAGACAATTTTTGATAATGGGAACATCAATTAGAAAACTTCTTTGGAACACAGAAGAGGACAGACCTTTTGCGAGCGTTTTAGATGTTTTTGATTTCTTCGTTGACCCCGAAGCAATGGAAATAGAGGACGCTCGTTTTTGTATTCATAGAAAGTATTTATCATTACAAGAGTTATACGATAAACAACAAGAAGGAATCTATAAAAATGTTGATGGATTGGTTGGTTCTTCTGCTTTTGAAAACACAAATCCCGAAAGATTTAATGATGAAGATAAAATAATAAACGATTCAATTAAAAGAGATATTGAGATTTTAGAATATTGGGAAAACGATTATGTTTGTGTTGTCGCTGATAGAAGGGTTCTTTTAAATAAAAGAATTAATCCTTTTATAAAGCCGAATGGAGAAAGGTTTAAGCCTTTCTTAAAATCCTGTTATATCACAAAACCGTTTAAATTTTACGGAGTAGGCGTTCCTGAATTAGTCGCTCCGTTGCAATTAGAATTAAACGCCAAAAGGAACGATAGAATAAACAATGTTAATATGATTTTAAATAAGATGTGGCTTGTTCAGAGAGGTATGGTTGACGATTTAAAGCAACTTAAATCAACGGCTGGCGGTTTAGTCATTTGCAATGATATTAACGGCGTTAAACCTATGGATATGCCTGATGTGACCTCTTCTTCTTACCAAGAAGAGAATTTAATAAAGGTTGATATTGCAAATGCTACGGGTATAAACGATTATATTCGTGGTTCAAGACCAGAGCAGAGAGAATCGGCAACGGCAGTTCAGTTAAAAACAGAGAACAGTTTAAACAAATTAGATTACACTTATCGCATATTTGTTGAGCGTGGGCTTAAAGATATGTGCCAAGCGTTTTTAATTATGCGCCAAAGATTTATGGCTTATCCGAAGTTAATTAAGAAATTTAATAACGACAATCAAGAAACATGGCAATATTTAGAACCTGACGAAATACAAGGCGAATTTAATATAATAATTAATCCCGACCCGCTGGGGATAAACGAAACACAGCAAATCCAAAAGATTCAAATGGCGATACAGCTTGCAATGCAGGTTGGTTATAATCCTCAGCCTATTGCTGATTATGCGCTTAAAAAATTAGGTGTTGACGAAGTAATGCTTAATGAAATGAAATTGCAAGCTAAGCAAGAAGCAATGATGATGCAACAAATGCAAGAAGAGCAACTGCAACAGCAACAAGCCCAAGCTGAACAACAGCAAATAGAAAGTGCAATGCGTGAGCAGGGATTACAAACGGCTGGAAGCATGCCTGAACGAATTTATAATACGGAGGGATAAATGAAACAATTGAACCGACAAGAAAAAATAGAAGAACTTGACTTGCTTCTTGTAAGTCGGGGTTGGGAAATTTTTGTTTCACACCTTCAGGACAAAATAAAAACAATGTATGAAGAGATAGAGAACCGTTTAAACGATAATAACTATCCTGTTAAAAAAACATTGGGAGAAATAAAATTAATAAAAGATTTAATAAACTTGCCTCAAAATTTAATCAAAGAGTTTGAGTTTATTGAAGATAAAGAAAAAGAAATTTAAGGAGGAAACATGACTGAAATCCTACAAGACACTAACGACCCAACGGGCGTAGATGTTAAAGAGTTTAGCGAAGAAGAGTGGGTTGAGCAATTAAAAGAAAGTAAAGAAAATATTGCAGAAGAGGAAGCGAAAGAAGAAGTTCCAGAACCAAGCGAAGAGGAACTTCCTAAAGAAGAACCTTCCACAGAAGAAGAGCCAAGAGAAGAGGACGGCGGGTTAATAGCTTTTTTTGATAAAAACTATTCTCCAATTGAAGAAAAAGAAGAGCCGGTTGAAACAGTAGAGTCAATGCTTGATAGTATTGATTATCTTGTTGAGAGAACAATAAACGAAGATAAACAACATTTTTATAATGCTAAAATGAGTGAAGCTATGGCGATTCTTCAAAGAAGCGAATCTTTTAATATGTTAGAAGAGGAAGAAAAGAAACAAGAGATAGAAGCGATTGAAAAATATGTGATACAACAAACCGAAGAGTTTGCTATACAACAAGCTTTTTGGTATAAAGAAAATGTTGAAACAAATATTTTAAATCGTTTTCCTGAAAAAGAAAGAGCAAATATTTATTTCGTCAAAAACTTAGTTTCTAAAGGGAAAGGCAATATTGACCTTAAAGGTGCTCGTGTAATTGCGAAAGTTGTTGAAGATGTTTATACAAAACTTAGAGAAAAAGAAACCGAAATTAATAACAAAATAGCAAGCTTAGAGAAGAAAGCTAAAAACAAAACAGAAGCTTATTCTGAAAGCGTTGGAAGAAATAAAGGCGGTCTTTCTTTATCATCAGACGAATTAGCCCTGTGTAAAGAAATGGGCGTTGACCCCAAAAATTATTTAAAAAACAAAAAGGTAGGATAAAGTTATGATTAATAATAAAAAACAATCACCAAAAGTGGAAGTTTTAAGAGAATACGAAAAAGAAAGAGAATTGTCCGACATGTGGTATTATCCCAACAAGGACAAAAACTTTTATTATTGCTGGGCAGAAAAAAAAGATTCTGATATTTCTTTAAGAAAATATCAAGGTTGGGAAGTTGTCCAAGAAGATGACAATCCTGTCGTAAGAGGACAGAACATCTTAATGAGAATCCCGTTGGATAGATACAATATTCTCAAAGAAAGACTTGATAGAGAAAATAAGAAAAGGAGTGGAATTAAAATGCTTAAAGGCGATAAAAATTTAGTTGGAAGTATAACAGAAAATTAGGAGGAAAATATGGCAACAATTTCTTTACAACCTATGAGCGCCGTTTCGACTATATCGGGCGGAGTTTATGAAATAAGAAGATACCCTGAAGCAGCTTCTCAGAGCTTTAAAAAAGGCGAGCTTGTTTATTTGGCAAGCGGAAAGGTTACTATTTGCGGAGCTGACCCTTCGTTAATATTAGGCATAGCAATGGAAGATGCAACAGGAACAACCGATACCTCAATAGCAGTAGCGATAGCAAACAAAGATACCGTTTTTGAAGGCAATGTTTATCATGGCACGCCTGCTTCAGCTATTACTGCAATAACAGATATTGGCACAAATTATGGCGTTGTAAATGCAGATAATAAATGGTATGTTGATGTTTCTGATACAAGTAATGTAAGAGTATTAGTCAGAGATTTATCTAAAAAAGATGTTGTCGGTGATACTTATGGTAGAGTTTTATTCCAAGTAATACAAGACTATTGCCAATTAGATACTG